AGCAAGTATCCTCTATGACATCTAATGTATGTAATGTTCTAAATGTTCCTTTAACACAAACATTAGAATTAAGAAGAGCAGACAATGCAGTTCCATTTATGCTAGGAATGAGTGCTGTTATGGTAGGTGAGACATTCTCACCGTTTGGCTCTAGTGCATTCCATGATGGATGGTGTTTATCTAATTCTGTAGGAAACTACATTCAAATGAATAACCCGCTGTTTTTTGAAACTATTCAAACATGCTTATAAATAATTAAATGAGCACAACCATACTATACACAGATATTCCTACTAATTTTAATGTCCATCCTATTAAGGAGGATCTTATTCTGTTGTCTAATGCAGATGCAGTTAAAAGATCAGTACGCAATTTAATTCTTACCGATCCTGGTGAGAGATTTTTTAAACCTAAATTAGGTGCAGGCATTAGAGCATCTTTATTTGAAAATATCTCTAGAGATACAGAATGGATAATTAGAGAGAATATTACTGATACTATTAAAAATTATGAAAAACGTGCTAATTTAATGACAGTAAGTGTGAAAGCATTACCGGATCAAAACGCCTATAGTGCTACTATAGTATTTTCAATTAACAATAATGTTAACCCAATAACTCTAGATTTAATTCTTAGAAGAGTAAGGTAATGGCTAATACTGGATTTTTAAGTGTATCTGAATTGAGCTTTGATGGTATCAAGAACAATCTTAAATCATACCTTCAAGCACAAGCACAATTTAATGATTATGATTTTGAAGGTTCAAACCTCAGTGCACTGTTAGATGTGTTATCATACAACACTTATATGAATTCTTTCTATCTTAATATGATAGGAAGTGAAGCATTTCTTGACTCTTCACAAATTAAAAGCTCAGTAGTATCTCATGCTAAAGAACTTAACTATCTACCAAGATCTAGATCTGCTGCTAAAGCGCAGGTAGTATTTACAATTAATACAGGTGCAGATACTCCTTCGTTTGTTACTATACCTAAACACTATACTGTTAAGGCTACATCAAGTAGTGCTACTTATTATTTTTCAACTGACTCAGAACTTATTGTTTACCCGGTTGGTGGAATTTATCAAAGCGATCCAGTTTATGTCTATGAAGGTAAAATAGTGAACGAGTATTTTACTGCAGGCACAGATGATAGATTTGTTTTAAGTTCAGAAAATGTAGATACATCTAGTATAGAAGTTACTGTTATTAAATCAATATCTGATACATCTAATACACAGTTCTTAAAAGCAGAAACACTATACGGTTTAAATTCTAACTCTCAAGTATATTTTGTACAAGGTTATAAGAGTAATCAATATGAAGTTGTATTTGGTGATGGCATCTTTGGTAAATTACTAGATAATGGTAATATAGTAAAAGTTACATACAGATCAACTAATGGGGTTGATGGTAATAAATTTAGTGATTTTGAAAGTTCAGTTAATGTAGAGAGTGGTAAGTACACAGTTCTTACTACTACTAATATTGCAGCCGCACATGGGTCTGAAAGAGAAGATATAGACTCTATTAAGTTTTATGCACCTAGACATTTCACCACTCAAGAGAGAGCTGTCACAAAAGATGACTATATTAATTTAGTCAGAGCAAAATTTCCAGAAATTAAAACAGTATCTGCATATGGTGGTGAAGATGCAAACCCACCTCAATATGGTAAAGTAATACTTACTCTTATTCCTAACGGTAATATACCTTTAGTACCTGATGAAATGAAAGCAGATATTATTGCTTATCTAAAATCTAAGAGTATCACTACAGAACCAATCATTAAAGATCCAGAATATCTTTACATAGAAGTAAGTACTAATGTAAGTTATAATCCATCACTTACTACTAAGACAGCATTACAAATTAAGACAGACGTTATTAATCAAATTAAATTATTTGATGAAACATACTTTACAGATTTTGGTAATGATTTGCGTAAGTCTAAATTAGTATCTTTTATTGATGCTGCAGACGGTTCAATAGTTAGTAACGATACTAATGTAAGAGCAGTATATAAGATTGCGCCACGTAAAACTTATAGAGAAAAAATTGATTTTAGTTTCTCTAATGCACTCTACAGACCAGTTAAATATCCTTATGCAGTAGGTGAAACTGAGATAGTAAGAAGCAGCACATTCTCATATGAGAAAGATGGAGTAATTTACAATACTGCTAGATTAACAGATGACGGTGAAGGTAAATTAAGAATATACTACACCTCACCATATTCTTCTGTTAATATGCTAGAAACAAATGTTGGTACAGTAGATTATACTACTGGTGCTCTTTCTTTTTATCTAAAAGCATATGATTATATTTCTACCATTAACATATATGCAAAAACTAATACTCCAGACATATTAGTACAAGATACTAAATATCTAAGAATCGACTCATCACTTATTAATGTTAATGTATTACCTTATAGTCAATGACTGATCTTCAATATATTGCACCTTTAGTAGAAAGACAATTTCCTGCCTTCTATAGAGAAGAAGGAGAAAACTTTGTACAATTTGTTAAAGCATACTATGAATGGTTAGACGAACAAGGTCCTATCTATAAAACCAGACGCATAGAAGAAACGTTTGATATAGATGAAACTGCAGATCAATTTATACAATATTTTTTAAGTAAGTATGTTAAGGGTATACCATTTGATATACGTGCAGATCAAAGACTTTTAGAAAAGCATATTTTAAATGTTTATAGAGCAAAAGGTTCTATAGAAGGTCTTAAGTTACTCTTTAGATTAATTTATGATAGAGAGATTAACGTCTATATACCTGAAGTTGATATGCTAAGAGTATCAGACGGTAAATGGCAAAGAAGAAATTACTTAGAAGTTACTAATAAAAATCTTAATTATACTTTTAATAATAAATTTATCAGAGGCTCTACTACAGGCGCATTAGCATATGTTAGTTCTGCAGTTAAGCTTTATCTTGGTAATCAAATAGCAGATGTTTTTTATATAACTAATATAACTGCTAATAATTCTACTGGTGCTACTTTTATTCCTGGTGAGTATGTATTATATGACGGTTTAGATATTCATGACGCACCTTTTATTTTAGGTTCACCTACTGGTGCCATAGTAGACGGATCAACAGAAGACAACTCAACCGGTGATTTGTTAGAAACATCTTCTACTTCAGGAGAAGGTTTAAAATTTGTTGTAGGTAATCTAAGCAAACCTCATCTTACTACTGGATTTTTGACATTCAAAATAAGAAATGGTGGTTATGGTTATGCATTAGATTCTAATGTATCCATTTCTTATGGTACTGCAACACAAGGATCTGGTGCTAATTTTAAAATTAAATCTCTTAAAAATACATCAACATTCCAATACAATAATAATTTTCTTTCTGATTTTGATCTTAATACACTTATTAGTGCAGTTGATTATGGTGCAAATTTAAATTTTGCAGATTCAACAACTACTATTAATGGTGCATTATCATATTCTACTATGACTGTAGGAACAATAGCAAAATTAGGTTCTATTACTTCAGGTGATAAACTGTATAATGGTACAGTAATACCGAGAGTATTTGATAGAAGAATAGCAGGATATAGTATACAAGATCCTACTGGCGGTTATTGGGGAGATGATGCAGTTATTACAGGTACACCTTCTAATGGTAATGGTGTTATAGAAACGGTACAGCTAGTATCATCAGGTTTTGGTTTTAATTCTAACACAGAACTTCTTAACTTTGTAAACCAAACTGATAATGATCTTAATGCAGATCTTTACCTTACTATAGGTGGGGTAGGTACAGAAGAAGGTCAGTGGATTAATACAGACGGGATGCTTAATGAAGACAAGTATATTCAAGATAGTTTCTATTATCAAGAATATTCTTATGAAATTCAGTTTGAAAAATCTCTCGATAAATATATTGATGTTTTAAAGCAGGTAATGCATCCTGTTGGTAATAAAGTATTTGGTAAAACAGTAATTAAGGATATCAACTCTACTAAAAATCTAGAAATTTTGAAAGAATCTACTAGTACTTTAGAGATGGTTTCTACTAAATTATTAGACTTTGATTCACTTTTATCTAATGAATATGTTGCTGGAAATGCTACTTACATTATAACACCAGATAAGATAAACACAATTGATCTAAGAACACCGCTTGGTGTAGTAGGATTGGATAAAACAGCTACAATGGCACCGATTCGTAACGGTACATTTAAAGTAGGTATTTTAGGTAAGAGTAATTTGACAGTTAATACTGGAAGAACATTTACTACATATACTACAAGAGATCTTTCAGCATTCTTTACACTATTTTATTATGTTAATAAAGGTGGGTTAGCTTGGGGTGATGTTCCAGATACTGGAGAAGATTTATACTTGCAATATTCTACAGACGGTATAACATGGAATACTATAGACTCAACTACACCTTCGTCAGTAACAAGTAATGTATGGACTAAAAAAGCAATTATTATACCTACAGCAGCACAAGCTCAACCAGTTTATTTACGATACACTATGTACCAAAACCCATCCAGTGGGGCATTTGCTGATCATTGGGCAGTATCATCATTAGAAGCGGTCTAAAATGGCAGGAACATTTACTAAAAATATTAAAAATAAATTTATAGAAGAATTTATTACTGATGTAGCTAATACATCTTCTAACTATTATGTTGCTTTTGGAAGAGACTATCCATGGGATGATGATAATGCTCCTCCTGCTGGTAATACTAGCTTAAAAACTTCTTATTATGATATTCATAAAGATATGTTATTTGGTAAGAGAATAACAGAAACAGATTTTAGTTACGTTTTTAGAGTAATACCATGGACGTCTGGTACAGTATTTGATTATTACTCACATTTAGATTCAAACTTATTTGATAAAAATTTCTACGTAATAAATCAATACGGAAGAGTGTATAAATGCCTTTTTAATAACTACGGTGCACAATCAACTGTAGAGCCTGACGATTTTAACACAAACGGTGATTTTGTTACTCAGCCTGACAATTATAGATGGAAATATATGTTTAGAGTAACAAATGCTCTTAAACAAAAATTTCAAACAAATGAATATTTTCCATATGCAAATACTAGCGACACAGAAGCAGTAAGATCATCTTCTGAACCAGGAGCTATTCATGTTATAGTAGTCGATAACGATGGTATAGGTTATGTTTCTGGTAGCGGCTATATTGATGAAACTATAAATTCTACTACTATAAGAGTAGCAAATAGCGGTGCATCTAGCATAAATGGTGCATATAGTTTAAGCACTATGTACATTAATTCAGGTACTGGTACAGGCACATTTCGAAACATTACAGATTATGTTGTAAATGCAACCGGTAAATATGTAGTTACAGATACTCTTTTACCAAGTCTAGATACAACATCTTCGTATATTATTGGACCTAAAGTAACAGTAGTTGGTGATGGAGGAGACGTGCAGGCTGTTGCATATGTTAACAGCACATCAGGTGCTATTGACTCTATAGATGTTATTAATAGAGGAATAGGTTACACATATGCTAATGTATACATAACAGCTAATTCAAATTTTGGATCAGGTGCAACAGCTACTGCAATTATATCACCTCCAGGTGGCCATGGTTCTGATCCAGTTTCAGAGCTAGGATGTGAAACTGTAGCTATTTCTGCAGATATAACTGTAAGAGATGATTTGCCAAAATGGGCTACTTTTAGACAGATTTCTTTACTTTATAATCCAATAGCATCTAATGGTGCACTGTATTCTGCAGAAACTTTCAAACAGTATGTTACCTTGAGAATGGCTTCTAACCCAGGAACTATCCCACAATACTATACTGTAGATGGTTCTCAAAGCGGTGCTAATGGTATAGTAGCATATCAAGATACTACCAATCTTTATGTTACATCTGTAAAAGGTAGTTTCTCTACATTTGAGACAATAACAAATTATGATACTAGCTTATCGTTTATTACAACTCAAATAAATAATGAAGATCTTCAAAAATACACCGGGGAAATATTCTATTATAATAACGTTGAACCAATTACAAGAAGTGTTACATCTTCTGAAAGAGTTCAACTCTATTTCAAATTTTAAGGAATAAAAATGGCTGAGTTACAAACTGATTTTAATGTTTATCCTTATTATGATGATTACAATGAGGATGATCAGTACTATAGAATTCTTTTTAGACCAGGGACAGCAGTTCAGGCTAGAGAATTAACCCAGCTGCAGACTATTCTTCAAAAGCAAGTATCTCGCTTTGGCGATAGTGTTTACAGAAATGGTACTAAGATTGAAGGTCTTTCTTATAGAGTATTAGGTGATAAAGCTATAAAACAAATAAAATTTAAAGATAGTAATACAATAACATTTGATTTTGCTAATTTAGCTGCATCTTCTAATGGTGCTGGCACTAACACATATCTATTAGTCTCTAATACTTCTGGTCTTAGAGCATCTATTTATTGCGCACTTGAAGGTGCAGAATCAGCAGTTCTTAGTGGAAGCTTTGATACAAACAGAGCATATGTTACATATCTCAATGTTGGTAATAATGCCGGTACACCTGCATATGAGTTTAGCACTACATCAGAACAAATAGATGTATATTCTACAACTCAAGATAAAACAGGTAACTTAAATGGTTCTAATAGACTAGGCTCTATTTATACCCTCTCATCTAATGCTCTTGTTAACGCGTTAGGCGTGGGAGTTGGAATGCATTTATCACCTGGAGTAATTTACCAAAAAGGTTACTTCTTAAAAACACTTGCACAAGATTTTATGTTAGTAGAGCATACTACTAATACACAAGGGTATCAAGTAGGGTTTAGAACTGACGAATATATTATACAACCTTCTCAAGATGCTAACCTTTATGATAATGCTATAGGAAGTTCTAATTATCTTGCACCTGGTGCACACAGATTGAAATTAGTTCCATCACCTATTTGGTTTGATGCAACTAATAATGCTATTACTATACCAGAAGATTTTTTACCTGTATTAGAATTTAACGGCAATGAGGGTAGATTAATTGAATCAGGTTCAGGTGATCCATCTTTACCAATTTTAAGTGCAGTAGGTGATATATTAGCTAGACGTACTTTAGAAGAATCAGGAGATTATATTGTCAAGCCTTTTCAAATTGACGTAGTTGCACATGAATCTAACACTCAATCTTTCTACTATACAGTATCGCCTGGTATTGCTTATGTTGATGGTTATAGAGTAGAATATAAATTTGCAAGACGACTGGAAGTGCCTAGAGCAATTACTACTAAAGATACTCTTAATCAGAGAGTTACTCTCAATATGGGTAACTATATTAAAGTAAACGATTTTGCTGGTACAATTAAAGTAGAAGAAAACCCAGTTATAACATTCTACAGCACACCTCAAAATATACTTTCTGAAAATCAAAGTATGACATCACCTCTTGGTGATCCTGTAGGTAATGCTAACGTAAGAGCAGTGCTTTATGAAGCAGGTACTAAAGGTGTTCCTAACGGTCAATGGTTAGTATACATTTATAACTTAAAAATGAATCCTGGTAAAACTTTTGCAGCTAATGCATATAGTTTTTATATTGATGGTACTTACGGTAAAGTTTTTGGTGACTTGGTTTCAAGACAAGTTTATGAAGGCGATTCTCAACTTCTAGTTTATGATACTGGATTAAATGGTGTTAAGAGATTGACAGATAATACCGGTATGAATAGTACTGAACTTATCTATAGAAAAACTTTCACAGGCTCTCTAAATTCAATCGGTGGTGGTGAAAGTGAAGTGGAATTTACTATTTCTAGCGGTGATGAGTTTAATTTTGGTACTGGTACACTAACAGATGAAAATTCAGAAAATGTTAACATTTTCTTTGGTCAAGATACTCTTGCTAACAATGCATTAGTAACAAATGCTGCTAATACTATAGCTAATTCTACCCATATTACAATCACATCACCTACATCATTTACTGGTCCATTGTACGTAGGTCATGCTTTAAAAATAACTAATTCGAATAGCTCATCTACATATAATACAATTACACATATTAATAGTGCAAATTCTGTAACTGTTACTCCAATAACAATACCAGATCACGGTGTGAGTGATACATTGACACTTAAACAGTGGTTTAAGAAAGGTACACCAGTTAACCTTGCTGGTTCTGGTAACACTATTACTGTAGCGTCAGGGTCAACTACTATTACTGTAGATCTTAAAATGGATCCAGATAGTGCTGGTGGTCCTTACACAATGTATGCACATATCCCTGTAGTACGCACTGGTGCTAATCCAATCGGTAAAGATGTAGAAAAGAATAGAGTTATTAAAATTGATCCTTCTACTAATGCAGGTGGCACTTACGGCCCATGGAATTTAGGTCTTACAGATGCATACAGAATTGCTAACGTTCATGTTGGTGCAACTTATGATGATACTAACGATGATAGAAAAGATTGGTTTGTTCTTATCGATGGACAGACAGATGCATGGTACGGTCATTCTAAATTAGCATTAAATCCTAAATTTAAAGGTTATCTAAACAATACTGATAAACTATTAGTAAAGGTAGATCGTTTCAGTGCTAATATATCTTCTACTAAAGCAGGTTTCTTCTCAATAGATTCATATCCTATCGATGATACAAATACTGCAAACACAATGGCTATTCAGACTGCTATGATACCATTCTATACTGATAATGCAGGTGAAAAATATGATTTGAGAAATCATATTGACTTTAGATTGGTAATGACAGATACTGCTAACAGCACTACATTAACAGCTGATGCAACTGAAAATCCCGCTAATAATACTACTACATTTAAAACTGCTGCAGGCGCTGATATTGCATTAGAACCTGATTCTAATTTTGCATATAGTATTGAACATTATCTTGCAAGATATGATTCTATAGTTGTTAATAGTAAGAGTATTATGTCAGTTAAACAAGGCGAACCAGCAGATAGACCTGTAAAAGCCCCTATAAATAATACAGGTTTAGAATTAGCAACAGTTTATGTTCCACCTTACCCATCATTAACGTTTACAGAAGCAGAGTAATATGACTTATAATAGAAAAGATTTAGCTGTACAAGTTAATATTAAATCAGCTAAAGGCTATACCATGAGAGAAATTGGTGGTATAGATGAGAGATTAAAGAGACTAGAATACTATACAGTTCTTAATGCTCTTGAAATGGATTCAAAAACTCTTTCTATTAGAGATGCTAATGGTCAGTTTGAACGTTTTAAAGATGGTATCTACGCAGATCCTTTTAACGATCATACTTTAGGTAGAACAGAAGATCCTGAATATAGAATAGCAGTTGATTCAGAAAAATCAATTGCTCGTCCTAGATTTTACGAGCTGTTTGCTGACTTTGCTCTTAATACTGGTGTGAGCACTAATATTAAAGTATCTGGTGGTATGGTTACTTTAGATTATGATAATGAACTTATGGGTGGTAATAAATTTGCTTCTACATATAGAAACTGTGTTGAAGTTTTCTATTCTTGGGGAGGCACATTAGATCTATTTCCTAACTATGATTCCTATACTAATACAGAACAGCTTGCACCTCAAACAGTTAATGTCGATATTGCTGGTGCTTTCCAGCAATTAATTAATACCGGGGTTTTCCAAGACATTAGTTCAGTAACAGGTGATAGAAGACTTGTAGATCAAACTTCAACTACTAATTACTGGGCTCAAACTACAACTACTACTGTTAAAGATATTAAAGTAGATGTTACTAATCAAAAAACAGATTTAGGTAATTTAGTAACAGATGTTGCAGTTCTTCCTTACATGAACAGCCGTCTTGTAGCATGCGTTGCAAGAGGTTTAAGACCAAGTAGTAGAGTATATGCCTATTTTGATAGTAAACCTGTATCAGAATATTGCGCTCCTGCGGCTGTTAATTCTTCTTATACTGATATTAACGGTAAAATAGATCCTGCAAAATTGCAAGGCCTTGGAGCAGGTAAAGAAGATAAACTTTTAGATAAAAAAGGCAATTTTGGTGATCCGTTACAAGTAAATGCTGACGGTGAGCTGTATATGATCTTTAACATACCAGCTAATACTTTTAGAACCGGTGATAGAGTTTTAGTAGTTACTAATGTTGATGATATTAAAGCAACAGCAGCTATTTTAACTAAAGCTGAAGCTACTTACACTGCATCTGCTATTTCAGTTACTAAAAAACAAGTAGGCTTTAATGTATCCATGCCTACATTTACTCCAACTTCAACTGAAACAAGCAATACAAGATACTGGACCACAGATAGACCTCCACCACCACCGCCGCCATCTCCACCAGAAAACTGCTGTTTTGATCCTAAAGCTTTAGTTACTATGGCTGATGGTTCTTATAAAATGATTTACGAGATTCAGGTAAATGATAAAGTTAAGAATTCACAAGGTGGTGAAAACACTGTATTAAGTATAGAAACACCAGCACTTGCAAATAGATTGCTTTATGCATTTAATGATAACTGGGCATTCGTATCAGAAGAACACCCATTAATGACCGAAAATGGTTGGGGTGCTTTTAATCCTGACAGCTGGGCCGTTGAAGATGAATTTACTGGTAAACTAGTAAAGATTGATATTGGAACTAAACTACTTAGAGCTGATGGTACATATGAAGAAGTTACTTCTATTAGCACTAAAGAAGAAAGTTTAGATTATAAAATTTATAACTTAATGCTAGATGGTGATCATACATTTATAGTTGAAAACTACGTAGTTCATAATAAGGCTGGTGATAACCCACCTCCTCCACCTCCAGATGATGACGATCCTATTGCACAAACATTTTCAATTGGTGATCTCTCACAAGAAATAACTCCAGGTATCTTCCTAACTCAAATTGGATTATTCTTTAAAAATAAAAGTCTTTCAAAAGGTATATACATGAAGGTAGTTGAAACTACTACAGGTATACCAGATGCATCAAAAATAGTAGGTACTACTTATCTTGAACCTGATCAAGTAGGTATTAGCAATGACGCTACTACTGAAACTGTATTTACTTTTCATACTCCAGTAATGTTACAAGCAACTAAAGAATATGCGTTCTATTGTATCCCAGCAGGCATGGTTCCTGATTATGAACTATGGTGTTCAGAAGTTGGTGGTAAAGATGTTACTACTGGACGCTCTATCACTCAGCAGCCATTTGCAGGTGTCTTTTGGGTTTCAGCAAATCAAAGATCATGGACTGCGCATCAATTAATTGATATTAAGTTTAATCTTTATAGAGCAAAATTTAAGATACAAAATGATGGTGTTGCAGTATTTAGAAATGAACAAGATGAATATATGTCTCTTACAGATATTAAGAGAGCAAACACTGGTAAACCTATTGCAGTTGGTGACGTAGTTTATGCAGCTAATTCTGCAAACACACAACAAGTGCTTACTGGTAATACTTCTTTATATCCTTTTGGTATAGTTCAAAGAATTGATGAAACTACAGGTATTATGTACTTAGATAGTTCAAACGGTAAGTTTAGTAATACAACATACCCTGATTTAAGAGTATACCGTGTAAGTGACTATACTAACACTAGTTTAATTATTGAAAATAATAGAATAGCAAATGCCACACTGGTAACATTAGATAATCCTATTTACCATGGTGTTGTTCCTAAATTTTATTTTAATGAACCAGTTGGAACATACACTACACTCGAGTATTATGGTACAAGTAATGGTACAAATGCTTCAGTAGGTGCATTTAATAAAGATATAAGTCCTATGAAACCAAAATCTGAAAACTTGTATCTAGTTAATGACTACGAAAGAGTGTTTATGAGTTATTCTAATGAAGTTGCAGCTGCAGCTTATGGTGCAAACGGCACATCTACTTTTGTAGTAAATATGCATTCAGATAATTATTATCTTTCACCGGTGATTAATTTAAGAACTAAGACTTTTAACTTTATTAGAAATAGAATTAATAATGATTCTACTAATGAAGATACTAGATATGGTAATGCAGAAAACAAATATATCTCAAGACCAGTAGGGCTTAAGAATGAATCAGAAGATTTGCTTGTTTATATTACAGGTTATAGACCAGTAGGTACTGATATTAAAGTATATGGTAAGTTCTTAAACTCAGTTTCTGATCCTGATCTATTTGATACTAAGTCTTGGACAGAACTATCTTATCTAGATAGTCTAGATTTAGTTTATTCTTCACCTAAAAATACTGAAGACTACAGAGAATATAAATTTGGTATACCTTCAGCTAATGCTCTACCAACTACTGCATATGCAGATTCTACATCATCACCTGCAGGTATTCTCACCTACACAGATGATGAGGGTAAGAAGCATGTAGGGTTTAATTACTTTGCAATTAAGATTGTTCTTCTTTCAGAAG